GTTTGGGGTCATTGGGATGAGGCATCAAACCGCCCTCCATTTTCCGTTTTTCAGGGTGATGATGGTCCGCTTGCCACTGGCGTACGTGACAATCAGCGAATGCGACCAGCTTGAGGGGCCTTGGTTGTACCCCATGTTCAAAAGGCTCATGGTGCCCATCTGGTAACAGCCGTGGTAGATGCGGGCCGAGTGGGAATGGCCGATATTGGATTTTTCCCCGGTGCGGGCGATGTTCGCCGCCGATCCACGCGCACCATTCGGGCCGATATCCCCATGCTGGTCATGACGAATGCCCGCAATCTCAAGCTGCTCATCGCGCGCCAGAAACCGCACATCTTCCGCCAGACCGGCGCGCTTGAGCGCCCATTCGGCAAGGTCAAATCGCAGATCACCGCGCCGAAGCGCGGCAACCTTCTGCCCGGCTGCCTCCAAGTAAAAGGCAGCGTTGACCGGATCGCGGCGAAAATCGGCCTCGCTGACCCATCGGTCAAAATGCTCATCATGATTTGCCTTGGCGACATAGGTGGTCACCTCGGGCCGCAGCATTTCATTCAGAACGGCGGCGGTGCCCTCAATCTCACCCTCTACCGACTCCTTTCGGTTGTAGTGAGCGGCTATCAGGTCAAAAACCGTGTTGTGATGAGACCGGTGGCCAAAATTGAGCACATCATGCAGGACTTGGCTTTCAGGCTTGAGAACATCGACCAGGCCACCCGCCCCCCAAACCACCACACGGGCCAAGGGGTCGCATTCGGTGCCGTGGATATCACCCGGCGTCAGAACCAGGGCGCGGTGATCGGTCTCGACCAAACCATCCGCAACGCGCAGCCCGAGGTCGTGAATTGTTCCGCTGGTGTCGGCGTTGATCTGGCGCACGAACCAGTCGCCATCCCGATCAACCTCAACAATCAGCGCAGCATAGGCATGGTGGAATTCAGCTTTCAGCCCCGCCTTGCGCTTGATGTAGTTTTTCAGCGTCACCGCCCCGGTGGTATAGAGAAACTTGGTGTCGGTGCCCGGTGCAGTTGCCACCGATTTCAGCGCCACTTGAGGATGCGGGAAAATGCAGCTTGGTCGACCGGCGAAACTATCCAGACTCGAGAGCGGGTCGGTGGCCGTGGGAATGATGTTCATATCCCCGACCCACAAGAGGCCCGGCGCGATTTCGACCCGGTCGTCGCAGAAATAGGGTTCCAGCGCGGCGTCGTACCAAAGCGAGGTGTCGGCGGTCCGCTTCACTACCTCCTGCCCGATCTGGGCAGCGGTGTGGTTGTAGCGAATGCGCCCGACCATGATCTCGGCGCCGTAGTGATCGGCCAGCGCAAGAAGGTTGCCCCAAAGACCGGGGTGAACCTTGGTGTTGGATTGCGCGGCAGTGAGGAGGTAGCGGGCAGGCGCGGCGGTCGGCGCGTCGATACGGCGTGCCACGCTGGCAAGAACCTCGCCATGCGCCGAAATCCCCCACATATCCGCCTTTCGCAGGCGCCGGTGTAACCAAGAGCGGGTGACCCCCATTGCGCGCGCCGCCGGTTTCACACCGCCATGAGCCTCAACCGACAAAACGGCATTACGAGCCTCTGCCGGGGTGATCGGAGAGCGACGGTCGGTGGCCCTAACTGTCTTTGGTTTCGCCATGCTCATCCTCCCCACCGGCCTGCAAGGCGCGGCGCTTGATTTTGATTTCAAGCCATTTGTTCCAGACCGTCAGGACCAGAACAAAAAAGCCCAGGGCGGCAATGAGTGCCTGAAAGGCGGGGTCGATATACTGCCACCAGATCGGCACCGAGAGACCGGCGCCCCCCGCCAGCGCTGCGCCATTGTCACTCTGCATCCGCGCCCCCATGCGAGGGGGCGGGTTCGTCTGTCAAAATCCGCATTCTCTGCCTCCAAAAAGAAAGCCCGGGCGATACCCGGGCGATGGTCAGATTGAGAATTCGCGGCGCGATGCGCGCCGCTCTACAAAAGCACCTGAATAGGCAGCACCAAATCCCCCCGGCTTATCTGCGCCTCGCCCTTGCTGTGCTCAGCGTCAAAACTGCCGTGGCCGATGGACCACAGCAGGCCCCCAAGGTCATCTGGGGCAGCAAGGATTGCCGCTGCCAGTTGACTGGCGAAATAATGCAATTGCGCCTCATCGCTTGCGCGGCATTCAAGCCCGACCTCAATCTGCCCCTCATGCAGAAAGCGAGGATCACCCATGGCGATACGCTCGGCATCGGAATAGGTGACCCTCACCGCAAAGGCAGGCAGCTTGCCCTCCGGGGTGGGGTGGGAATTTCCGGTGGCATTGTGCCAATCAGGAAAGGCAGCAGTCAGCCGCGCCACGGCGGCATTCACAACGGCATCAGTCATTGCATCCCCTAGTTGATCTCAAGGCTTGTCCAGGCGCCGGGGCCATAGGCCTCAGAGACCATGGCCACGCGCAGCGTGTAAGGTGCGGAAACGCCATCTGCGGCGGCCTGCGCCGCGCTATAGGTAAAGGATGGCACGGCAACATCGGTGGCATGTGCCACCTCTCCGCCGCTGACCACCTGCACGGTGTAGCGCTCGCTGGCCTCACCGAGGGGAACGTCGCTCACCCCGTCGAGCCAATCCGCCTCCCCATCTTCCCGGGTTCGGCGCCGCCAAGTGGTGGTTACATCCCCACCACTTCTTGCACTTCTGAGGTGGCAGGGTGCGTAAGGCCTGCGACCAACCGCGTTACCGGTGTGGGGGCGAACCTGATGCGTTGAAACATCATTGCGCGCCGGGCCAAACCGGATGTAGCGCGGCAACCCGATTTCGGAGGCATCAAGCCCCAGAGGTTGCAGCGCAACATTCAGGACAACCACGCTTGCACCGGCGGGCAAATCGGCACCATCGGCCACCTTTTCGGTGCCCAGCCGCCCGCGCAGCAAACCGGACAAGCGCCATTCGCGCGACCCGATCAATTGCGCATCGCGGAATTGCACCACTTCCCACCCTCCGGCGTGCTCAATGGCAAGAGCGTTGATGCCGTTAAGCACATCCGCCACCGACCCCGAAGTCACAGAACCGCTATGCAGGCGCACAGAAACGCCCGCCTCCTGCCAGGTGTGATCGCCAGCGAATTGAAGCGCGCTGGTGGTCTCGCCGATAGTGGAGCGCACCCCGACCTCGCCGAGGTCGGCAAAGCCCGCGTCATCATCCGCGCTCTTGGCCCAGACGACACTTTGCGGCCAAGGGTCAGCGTGGAAAGCAATCAGCGAGTCCCATTCCTCGGCGATACTGCCGGGCAGAACCGGCAGGTCGAGAACCCGCGCCATCACGGCAGAGGAGCCGCGCAAGCGTCCAGAGCGGGCCGGTCGCATCACGTTGCCGGTCGGGGCAAAACCACCGTGGTTATATGAACGCAGTTCGACCGATTTGGCCTCTCCCTCAATAACCCGCTCCACCATCATTGGGCGCGGGTCGCCATCGCCGATCCGAACCGGCAGGATGACTCCGGGCCGCACGCGGGTTGCAGATCGCGGCAGGCGAAAGGTCAGATTTTCCCGCCCATCCGCTGCGGCTCGCAAAAGGTGCTCTGCGGCAGCAGTTCCGGCAGCAAAATCCATCACCAAAGGCGACTCTGCCGTTGAGGCCCCAACCTCGCTACCTGCGCCGATCATGGCGCGGGTGCTGACCCGCTCATAACTGCCCAACCCGTCCAGGAACCGGACAATTGCGGTGGCCGCCACATCCTCAAGCGCACCGCGCTTGGCGGTAAAGAGGGCGCCATTGGCATCATCAATGAACAGGGACTCCGCAACCTCCTCCACGGTGATTGCTGCGCCGCGCGCCTCCACGATCACCCGCCCCCCCTCCTCATGGGATTGGAGCGCAAGGGCGATTTCCAGCGATTGCAGAAAGTCCCTAAAACCGATGGGCGCCGAGGCGGGATAGCCGTCAACCTGACCATAACAAGCGGTCAGGTCAAAATCCCCTTCTGTCATGCCATGTTTGTCGATCAGGCGCCGGGCCAGAACCTCCGCCGCTGGTGCGGCGCCCGCGCGGCCATTCAGCCAATGGCCGGAAAACCAATCCGGCCCATCAGACCAGAGAGAGGTTTGCAAGGGAAACTCCGGCCAGGGGCGCGCATCCCAACACCAAACTTGGATGTTATCCGGGTGCAGGATATCGCCGCCATTATCCCGCCACCACTCAAGAGAGGCGCGCAGGTACTGTCGCTGCATGAAGTCATCGCGCACCCCCACCGAGAACCACGGCAAGAAGCTCTCCGAAGATTTCGGGGCGTAGAAGACATTCGGCTGATTTGCCCCGAAGGTAACGGCAGGGCATCCAAGCTCGGTGAACCAAACCGGCTTGGAGCCAGCAATCCAAGCTGTTGAGCTTCCGGCGCGCACTCCCGCCAGACGCTCATGATGGGCATATGACTGCCAATCTCGCACCGCTTTTTGCCGGTAGACCCAAGGCTCACCATAGGCGAGGTCTTCAATCGGCGTGCGAATTTGTGCCGCCCGGTCTGCATCCGAAAGGTAATACCAATCCCAATACTCGCCCCCCTCAATATTGCCCTTGAGGTAGTCCAGAGAGTAAGGCGAGGTATGGCCGCGCTCGGGGTCATAGTCCAGATGGGCCGTTCCCGCGCGCCAATCGGAAATCGGCAGATAGTTGTCGATCCCAACAAAGTCGATATTGGCGTCGGACCAGAGCGGGTCCAGATGAAAACGCAGATCGCCGCCATCCTGATGCGAGTGGTATTCTGACCAGTCCGCACCATAGCTAATGAGCGCTGACGGAAGAATCCCCCGCACATCCGCCGCGAGGGTCTTGAGAGCCGTTACAAAGGGATAGGAACCGGGCGCATCCGGGGTCATTGAAAGGCCCCGCATTTCCGTTCCGATCAGAAAAGCATCAACCCCCCCCGCCGCTGCGGCCAGGTGCGCAAGGTGCAGGATGAAGCGGCGAAAGCGCCATTCAACAGGCCCGGAATAGGCCACGCTGTCGGTCCCGGCGGTGAAGTGAGCGGGCGTGGCCGTGCCCATGAAGGCCGCAACCTCGGCGGCCACGCTTTCGCCCGCGCGTGGCGCGATACGGCCACGCCAGGGATAGTCGCCTTGGGCACCAATGCCCGAAGGGTCGGGCAAAGCCTGATCGGCAGTCACGTCCATCATCACAAATGGGTAGAGGAGCACCCGCTTGCCCCGCGCCTTCAAATCGCGGATCGCCTCGATAACGGCAATATCAGCCGGGCTTGACCCATAGGCGGGGCGGTCATCCGGGGTGCGCGAGACCTCGTTTGCGGTGCTGATAGTGAGGCCGGATGCAATCCAGGTCACGTCAGTTTCCTTGATTGCATCCTCAATGCGCGGCTCCACCTCGCACAGGCCCGCGCGCAGATCGGTGCCAAACCACGCCACAACCAGGCTAACGGTTTCGGCATTTGGCAACACGGTTTCCATGTGGTCCATGCTGATGGTCCAATCGGCAACATCACGGTAACGAGCGGCATTGTCTGCCTGCTGCCACACAACATTGCCTTGGCTGTCGTAAGACTGCCTTTGCACCACACGCGGCATATACCCAAAGCCGGTCGACCCGGGGATGACATTCACGCCGGAAACAAGCTGTTCCATCTCTCCGCTCGGGCCGAAGACCTCAATCTTGATCTGCGGCACAGCGTTGTTAAAATCGGCAAGAGGCAAATCCTCAAACACCACATAGGCGGTGCCGCGATAGGCAGGCGAGGAGCCTTCCACCGCCTCGATCAGAGGGTCGGGCATTTGGTTTTCGGACCCCGGATAAAAGCGGATACGGCCCTCATTCAGAAGGTCGCTGAGGTCCAGAATTTCACCATTCGCCCAGACCCGGCCAATGCCGGAAAGCAGGCCCTCGCCGAGCGATACGGCAAAAGAGGCAAAATAGGCGTAATTCGTCGTCTCGACCTTCTGCTTTGCCTTGCCAGACCCGACCTTTTGCGTGGTGGTGGTGGAGACTTCCTTGAGCTTGGTTGCCCAGATCACCTCGCCCGAGATGGCCGCGCGCCCGCTAATACTGTAGAGCGGCGCCCCCTCCTCGCTTGTCATCACATCCAGCGTTTCAAGGCGCGGCCCCTCTTGCCGGGTAGCCGGTGCGAGGGCTGCCATAAGGCGCTGGTCAAGGGCGCGACCGATGGTGGCCCCAACAGCCTGACCAATGGCGGCGGCGCTGACGCCAAGCACGGTGCCGCCAATGGCGCCACCAATGGCACCGCCAGCCGCTGCAAGCAAAAGGGTTGCCATTACGCTACTCCACTGTTTCGATGTTCACATATATCGGCGCCAGCATCGCCAGCGCGTCGGATTGGCTCTTGAAATGGCGGCTGCGCGCCAAAGGCGTACCATTGCTCATCAGAGAGATTTCGGCAAAGGCGCCGCGCGGATCGGGGTAAACCACTGCAAGGCAATCATCTGGTGTCAGGTATCCCGGGCCGCCCTCACAATTGGGATGGCACGGAATCGCCCATGCACTGGTGATCTGCCGAAAGGGACCGCAGGTCTCGCACACAGCGCCGGGCTGTTCCCACGCATGAATGATCCCCCTGTCGGTAAAAACACCAACATGAGCCGCCCGCATCTGGCCGACCCGAAAGGTAACGATATTGCCGGGGCATATCATGCTGACCGGAACCCGGATCATCTGCGCGGCGAGGCCGCGCAAAATCGGCTCATCGGCGGCGCGCGACCAGTCCTCGCGCCAAGATGGCGCCGGGACCACTTTACCGGATAGCTCCGCCGCAAGCCCACGTATCAGGCCGATGCAATCCGCGCCCGATCCCCGCAGGGCACCTTGCCGCACAAAGGGCGTGCCGATCCAGGCCCGAGCATGGGCAATGACCAATTCGGGATTTACCACCTCACTCAAAGCGGCTGCCCCCGGTCTGATCCGGGTCACCCTCGACCCCGTAGTCCCGCAGGAAGGCATCGCCGGGCATATGCGGGAAGCCGCGAAAATTCAGAAGATTATTGAACCTGTCACGGCAGGTTTCAGCCATCCGGTTACACCCGGCAACAGCGGTTAGCGTATCGCCAATTTGCACCGCTGCGGCTGGTGATCGCCAAAGCGAAATTACCAGCGACCCGGCGCTGTCAAAGGTGGCGCGGATATCTCCATCCGTGCCCGCATTATGGCCGGTCAGCCACTCAATGGTGCCCTTGTCGAAGAAGCGGGCCGAAAAGGTCTCGAGTCCCGAAACCGTAACCTCCAATCCCTCAACCGCTGTCACGGTTGCGGTGGCCTGCCAACCCGCAAGGTCAATGCGGCAGCGGGCATCCCCGAGGCGGCGTGCATCGCAAAGGGTGGTATGCACCCGACCCTCGGGCCGGTCCAGCGTGGCAGCCAGGGACCGCAATTCAGCGCGGAACGCCAGGCCGCTGCGCTCCACCTCTCCAATGGTGTAGCGGCCAAGCAATTGGCACACCGATGTATCGCGCCAATTCACGTCGAACACCTCAACAGACGCGCCATCATAGGCGCCCGTCACCAGGTCAATTTCGGTGATGGCCGCATGAGAAAGAGCGCCCTGCGCCTCCATTTCATCGGGAGCAAAGCCCAAGGTGCTGGCGGCCTCGCTGGCGCTCAAGGCAGCCTCAGCGCTAAATGTCACCCCGTCAAAGGCAACATCGGTGTCGTGATCGGTGAACCCCATCACCTCTCCATCGGATCGGGTGACACGAAAGCAGCGGCAAAGGCTGGTGCTGCCGGTTTCCAGCGCATCGGTGTATGCGGTCATTTGCGTTTCCTCTCAGGTCAGGCCATCAAGCCGCTTTTCAATCAGGGTGATATCTGGCGCCGCCCCCGAACCACCGTTGTCGTTGAAATATGCCCATTCAACGGACAAGCTGCTTTGAGAGAACCGCACGGGCACGTCGAAGGTGAAACCGGCGGTGAGGGTGGCGCCTGCGGCGGGGGCGGTATCGAATGTGACCACCCCGCCGGTGGGCGAAAGTGTCCAGCCGGAAGCCTGTTCCACCCCGTCAATCGCTACGCGCAGCGAGGCCGCATGAGGAAGGGCGATGGGGCGGAGGTAGGGATTTACAACACCGTATCTCTTGACCACCTGAAACGAGAGGGTGACGCCATCGCCGGTCGCTGCCTCATATTCGGTGCTTCCATCAATGAGCGCGCCGAGAGGTTGGTCGGTCGGGGCAATAGGCTCGGGCGCCTGCACGCTGCGCCAGTCCAGCCAATCGCGGAAACGAAAGGAATTGGCCCGCCCCCGCACCTCCTCAAACAAGGCTACCACCTCGGCAAGGTCTCGGTGGGACCGGATCGCCAGACCGGCAGCCCAGGAGCGACGGGCATGAGTCCAGCGCTGGTTGTTCTCCTCATGGCCGCTGGCAAGCATCACCACCTCATCGCGGCGCTCAAGGATGGCTTGGCAGCCCTGCGCGATATCGCGCGGAAACTCAACGTCTAAATAGGTCATTGACTGCATCCTCATATTTCCTTCTGATAACCCACGTAACCCGTGAGCCACTTTGAGCGCAGAGAATGAAAATAGATATTTTAGACTTCATCTCCAAAGCGATAGTTGATTTAGAAATTGTCGCAACCAGAGTTTCGTCCACCATTCTTTCCGCCCTCCTCTTATCTGCATTCCTCTCTATAGTTGCCGCCGCCTTGGCATTTTCAATGCGGAGGAGGCGGAAAGACTTGCCAATACTAATTGGCTCAACATCCACCCTTGCATTTATTGCATTTATCGCTGGTCATCTATCAGGAAACGCAAGGGAGACCGTTATCGGAGATGTTACGCCCGTTCTCCTAACGGGAGTTGGATTTTTGTTCACATTGAGCTTCATTCAGAAAGAAATACCAATTTCACTATCTGGAATAGTTACGGTAATTTTTTCCCTTTCCTTTTTCATGGGCATTCAACTTGGCGTCTTGCACCGAGAAGACTTTCTCGCCTGGAAAGACAAGATGAGGGAGTGCAAAATGGTACGAGAACAAATTATCACATCGGAACCGACGTCATTGGAATTGACAACACCGTCAAATTGGGAACGTAACTATTTAATTTCACAAGCCCTTATTGAATGCGAGAAAATGCAGAGGGTAACAAAGTTGTGGTCTACCCCTATTGTGGCTGTAATTCCCCCCTCCCAGGGAAAAGAAACTAATACCGATCAAGACCCTGAATAGCATCACATTTCATGTAGCTCGGTTACCTGCGGCAACCGCCCGGGCGATCTGCTGGCCGATCTGGGCGCGAGAGGCTTGGAAGGATTGCGGGTCGGGTGTCTGGATGTAGACATTGACCGGGCGGCCCATGCCCCTGGTGTCACCCTGACGACGCACGCTTACGTGCTCGCTGTCAGAGGTCCGCAGCACAGTAAGGTTGCGATCTACGCCAGCCTTGCCGCTCACCGTCACGTCGCCGCCGGTGTCCAGACCGAGGATATTGCCGAAGAAGCCAGACATGCCCGAAACCAGACCGCCCAGGAAACCACCGCCGCCACCCGAGCCGGTGGCCTTGCCAAGCATCCCCTCAATATTGTCAAAGAGGGCATCCCAGGCCGGAGAAAAGGCCAGGTCAAAAATCCGGTCGAGCGCCGAATTCATGACGTTCTGCCAGGTTTCCTCAAATGACTGCCCCTCGGCGATCAGGGCACGCAGATTGCTCTTTACGTCATCCCAACCGTTCGCTTTCCCGGCCTCATCGGCGGCGGCGCCCACATCTTTCAGGGCTTTGGCAAGGCTCTTTGCCTTGTCGCCACCATCGCCGGAAAGCGTCTCTGACAGGCGCTCGGAGGGGTCGATGGGTTTCACCACATCGCCGCCGAAAGTCACCACACCGTCACTGGCGCTGCCAAGGGCATCCTCAAGCGAGCGGATATTCTCCTCAGTGCGCTTGAGTTGTTCAGCGTATTCCTCGCCTGCCGCAAGGTAGGCTTGCTGCTGCCTGCGCAAATCCGCAAGATGCGCCTGCGCCGCCTCGAAAGCATCTGCGCGGCGTGGAACAGCCGCGTCGATGGCGGGAAAGCCCGTCGCATTCAGCGCGTCCTCAGCGTCCGAAATCTGGCCCAGCAGATCGGCGTAGTCGGTGGATTGCAGCTTGAGCGCGCGTTGTTCTGCGATGATCGCCTTGACGTTTTCATGACGGGCGCGCGCCTCGGCGAGTTTCTTCTTGGCGGCATCTGCCGACATGCTGGTATTGCTCCCCAGAAGACCGGAAAGCAGTTGAGATTGCGTAATCTCATCCCCAAGCGCGAGGGTGACGTTATCGGTCGCAGTGGCGACCTTGGCCTGTTCCGGCCAAAGCAATGCCGCCGCTGCGGCAACCCCTCCGAACCCAAGGGCGATCAGGCCCAGCGGCCCGGTGAGGGCCGATAGCCCCACGACCATCAAACCGAGCGCCGCAGTTAAAGGAGGAATGGCAACCGCCATCGCCCCGAGCATGACAACCGTTTTTTGCCCCTCGGGGGTCAGTTCCTGAAACCAGCCGGTGATTTCCTTGAGGAAGTCGATGACCGGCGGCAGAGTTTCAAGGATCACCCGACCCACAACCTCTTTCACATCGCCCCAGGTGTTGCGCCAGGCGTCCACAATTCCGGCGCCAGCCTCGCGCGCGGCCTCTGCCTGCCCACCGTAATAGGTCGCGATTTCATCCAGGATGAGTTTCTGCGCCTCGGCAATCTGTCCGGTCTTGGCCAGGTCTTTGATAACCTTGGCTTGTGCCTCGCTAAAGGTGATCCCGGCCCGGCTCATGGCGCTTAGCCCTTTGGCAGGGTCATTCAAGGCCTTGCCAAGCATGATGGACGCGCTTTGCAAATCGCCATCCAGGACCGTGGCGAGGTCAAGGGCAGCCTTCTGCGCCCCGGTGAAAATCTCGCCGGAGATATTGCCGAAGGTCAGAAGCTGCGCGGTTACGCTGTTCAGAATAGACTCGTCACCAAAGCGGGTGATCTCTTGCAGAGCCGAGGCGTGCTTGTAAAGCTGTTCGGCGGTGAAGCCAGCGGCGCCGCCGGTTTCGCGCACAGCCTGAGCGACCTTGGCCTCGGCGCGGGCCTGCGTATCATAGAGGCCTATCACGTCGCGGAACGCCAGCGCGATGGAGCCGGTTGCAACCGTGCCAACCGCTCCGAAATTCCGCATGGCCCGGCCTGCGCGGCCCATGCGCTCGCTGACGCGCGCCGCGTGGCCCTCGGTCTCCCGCAGGCGGCGGTTCACCGACCCGAATGCCGGGCCGCTCTGATCGCGGCCCGTGATGGTGAAAAACAGGTCTTTGATCTTTCCAAACGACATGGATCACCCTTTGCGCTGAGATTCCGCCTCTAGCGCGAGGTATGCGTGCAGCGCGCGCAATTCCTCGATTGGGCGGTCGATGAGTTCGGAGGGGAATTTGTTGAGGCGAATGGCGAGGCGGTAGATGAGTTCCACCTCGCCGCTCGCCTTAATCAGTTTCCCAGATCGGAGACGCTGGAAAACCGCATGATGGCACCGGCGATCTGGGCCAAGACCCGGCCCGGCACGTTTTCGGTCAGCGCCTTGACGGTCTCGGCGTTGTCCTCAAAGAGGCGCTTGCCGCTTTCGTCCTTGGCCAGGAAAATCACGGTGTAGAGCGTGATTTTCGCCTCATCTGTGGTCCCTGCACGCTGGCGGATTTTCTGGCCATCCGCGTTTGTCGGCGGGTCAAAGTGGATCACCAGCGGCTTTCCCTCGGCGGTGGTGACGCCGGGCACGGTAAAGGTCTGGTTGCGCAGCCGGTCATAGTGCTGCGTCAGCGAAAGCAGAGCATCATTCATCAGGCAACGGTCCCTTTGGTGAGCACGCCCGAGGCGTTACGGAAGTTGATATTGAGGGCGGGAATCCCATCCTTGGCGGAGGAGCGCGCAAGGCCGGTGATGAGAACGTCGCCGGAGAAATAGCCGGAGCCGGAGGTTTCCCCGCCGGGGTAAAGCTCAAGGGCGACCTCATCACCCACGGCGAGGTCATCGGACTCGTCGGCAGGGTTCAGATAGACCTCAACCGAACCGGAATAGCGTTTGACGGTGGTGAATGCGGATTCCGCCGCATCGCCCATCCCCCAACCGGCAACCACGTCCGCTTGTTCGTCAATGTTCCAGTTCTGCACAGCGCCAAACGCCGCCAAGGGGGTGCCAGCTTTGACAACCCCGTCCTTACCTTTCAGCATGGTTATGCCCTTTCGAGAATGAGACGGAACAGGCCGGAACCGTCTGGCTGCGGATCGGCCACCCGCAAGGTGGTTCCCGCCGGAAAGCCCGGGTGCGATCTGGTGAGTGTCACCAGGTCGTTTTGCGCGGGCACGAAAGCGACTTGATCGCCGCCAAATGTCAGAACGGGCGTGGTTGTGGCCACGCCCGCCTGCCCCCTGCCGCCGACAAAAGCGTAGGCAGCGGAGAAAATCGCGTTGATGGTGATGGGGGATTGCCCTTGGCTGGAATAGGTGACGGGTTCCCCAAACACATCAGGGTCGGTAAATACCGCCCAATCCTCCGGCCCCTCGATCATTTTGCCGCGTCGGCCTTGCCCTCATCGACGCCGGAGACCTTGAGGTCGGGGCGGCCTGCGGTGTCATCCGCGCGGTTTGCCGGGGCGGATTGGGCTGCATCGGGATAGGCAACCCGGCCCTTTTGGATCAGCCGCGCCAGGCGCTCGGAAGAGACACGGTCGACCGGGATTTCGGCGCCGGGCTGGTAAAAGGTGCCCTCAATCTTGACGGCCCCCACGGCAACGGGTGCCTTGCTTTTTTTACTGGTCATGTTGATTTTCCTCACTTTCGGCAACGGCGTCAAAACCAGCCTCGATCAAGGCAGCGGCAATATCGTTGACGTTGAAACCGTGGGTCCGGTTGGGAACCCAATAGACCGCAGCGGCGGTCGGGATGGCGCTCGCAAGGCCCAGGAGGGCGGCACCGGCGAGATGATGAGCGCTGCCACCGAATGCAAAGAGCACAACGGGCGGCACCGCCAGCGGAACCACAAAGGCGAAAATCGCCTTGGCGAAATATGCGATATTCACTTGGTCACCCCTCCGAAGGGGCGGCCCCCGTCAAGGGGCCGCTGATTTCATGGGAGGGATTAGGCGTTTTTGCCGAGCTTGAAGGCTTCCAGGTGACGCACGGCGACGTCGACGTCTTGGAAGGCCCGCAGGACGATGCCGCCGCTGGCGGCTTTCGCGGCCCGGTCGACCGAGAGGTCAAGGCCAGACCACATACCGATGACCAGATTGGACCACACGCCAAAGAAGATTTCGTAATCCGCCAGCATGTTGCTTTCGTTCACGTCATAGTTCAGCAACTTGTCGGTGTTGCGGAAGTACATCGGGTAGCCATCGGCGGTCAGTTGCTCCTCAAGCCCGCCGTAGGAAACCGAGTTCATCAGAAAGCGGGGGCTGCCGCCGATGGCATTTGCCGATTTCACCGCCGTTTTCAGACCGACCAGTTCGGAGCGCAGCACCTCATCGGTGGTTGCCCAGTTCACCGCGCTGGCGAGGATCTGCGCGCGCAGCGAGGTCGGCGCATTCGGCGATGCGTGGCCCGGAACGGCAGCGCGCTCAATGGCGGCGGCTGCGGTGTAGGCGATGCTGTTGCGCACCAGGGACTCGATACCCGGGGTCGCCTGTTTCATCATCTTGCGGGTGATCGGGGTCGCAAAACCAACCGTGTGGGGGGACAGGCTCACCAGACCCACGGAGATTTCGCTGTCGGTGGTATCGTCATCCTCGCCCAGCCAGTATTCGGTGACGTCGCCGGTGGCCTTCGGAATGTCCACATCCCCCACCAGACCGGGCAGCATGGTCACACCGGCGCCCGCCAGCGGCATCGCGTCTTTGAGCGTGTCGATGAAAGAGCCGGCCATAAGGTTGGTGGCCACCAGATTGCCGCCTGCGGCGGGGCTGCCCACGTTCTGCGCCCGGGTGGAAAAGCTGCGGTCAAACAGGACGTCGGTCGGCAGGGTAAATTCGGTCTCTGCCCCCTTGGCCTGCGCGGCGGCCCGGGCTGCCTCGATCTCGAAACCGGCGGCACGCTCGTTATCAGTGCTCGGGTTCACCATGTAGCGAACCAGGTTCATGACAGAGAAGCCGCGAACCTCGGTCTGCGTCAGGCCGATGTGGTTCTGCGCAGCATTGCGGCTGGCGTTTTCCTCGCTCGCGATGTGGTTCATGACCGTTTCGCGGAAGGCACCAACCGAGGTGCCATTGTCCAGGGCGGAGCGGATCACATCCGACCCCATCTCGAATTTCTCGCCAATGGCGATGATTTCGGAGGAACGGCGGCGCTCGGCGGTGAGAGCATCGGCAACCGCCGTGTCGTTGCGCTGCTGCGGTGCCGCCGTGGCAGCGGGGGCAGCGGGGGCCGGGTTCTGTGCCGGGGTCGTGGCGGCGGAGTCGGTGCGGTTTTGTTCGGTATCTTTCGGCATATCTGCCTCCATTTCGGTGATGGTGATTGTTGCCGCGCTGCCCTGATCGGCCCGCCCGTATCCCACGGTCGGGTCGGCAGGGATTGCGACGAAGGAGATTTCTTTCGGCACCCAGCGGGTGACCCGCACGACCGGGATACCCTCTGCATCGGGCACCCGTTCGGCCTTGGTGATCGCGTAACCCACGCTCACACAAGTCACATCCCCGGCCCGCACCCGGGCGAGAATGTCATTTGCTGACGGGGTATCGGAAAAGCGAACCAGTGCTTTGCCGCGTGCCCCTTCCAGCCAGGCCCGCACCACAACGCCAATCTTGGCATCAAGGATAGGGTAGTGATCTTTCAGCAGGGGCGCGGCGCCAGAATTGAGGCGCGAAAGATCGACCTCGCCCTCGGCGTGCCCCAGAACCTCAAGGAAATTCTCCTCCCGCTCAAAATCGAAACGCTTGTAAGGCGTCTCGCTCGAAAACGAGATTACGACTTCCCGAGACTCCGACGGGGCGCCCTCGGGCGCCCCTTCAATCTCGCCCATCCGATGGGCAAGTGCCGGAATTTTTCGACTCATGGTCCTACTCCTTTTGTGGCGGGTCGGTATCGCCCGGGACTCCGTCATCGGGCAAACCGGCCCAGGCCGGGACCGGCAGGCCACGCTCAATGAAGGCCGCAACCTCGGCCTTCCGCTCATCAAGAACGTCCTCAAGCGAGCGACCGCGCTCGGCGACAATATCGGTCAGCGACCGGGTGCCGCTGGCCAGGTCATTGGCATTGGCAGTCGCGTCATCCTTGGGGTTGACGCTGGACCACCCACGCGGGCGCCAAACCGCAGCATCAAATTTCTCCTCCTTAAGCACCGGCAGCGGCACTGCACCAGACATAAGGGCCATGCGCAGCCAGCGCCTAAAAACCTGATCGTGAAGCCCCTCGAAGATCGCGCGCTGCAACATCCGCCATTCGTCGCGCTCCTCCCCCTTGCCAGCGCGCAGGGAGGAAAAATTCGCGCGGCTCAGATCGGCGGTAAGGGTCTCATAGGCCACCCCCAGACCGGCGGCCTGACTGGTGCCCATGTGGCGCATGAACGGTTCGACCGCCTGATCGGGGTATTTGCTGGCGCTCCAAGATGCCTTGACGCCCGGCGGCAACATGCCAACCGTGCCCGCCTCGATTTCATCAATTGGAACCTCACCCACCGCCGCGCTGAGTTGCCCGCCGGTGTTTTCCTGTTCAAAGAACAGCATCTGCGCCGCCCCGTAGTTGGCGGCGGCCATGGCGGATTCCTGAAAGCTCTCGCCCATGTTCATCAGCCGCAAGGCTGTAGCAGAGCGCGGAATGCCCAGCGTTTGCCCGATCTCCTCGGGAATTATCACATAGATCATCTTGGAGGCGGGCACACGCTCACGCTGGCGGAATTGCCCTATATGGGCCTCCGCCTGCGGCGCGTTCCATACATGATAGGCGATGACCCGGCGGTTGCGGTTGTACTCAATACCGCTTTCAATGAAGCCGCCACCGGGCAGAGCCTGTGTCAGGTCAAGGTCGAGCCGGTCAAACAGAACAGGCTCAACCTGAAACCCGAAAGGCCCGCGACCCCGACCCTCATGGAAGCGAACAAAAGCGCCGCCCTCTCGGGCAATCCCTGTTGCGATTTGGCACTCAACCCCCCACCAGGAAAGCCCGCCGCAGATGGTAGGCCACCCCTTGCGGCCCCACTTGGCCCAGGCAGCCTCAAGGATCGCGTTCGCCCGAGAGTCCTTGGTGCCATCATCGTGGCGCACATCCATTTGCAGCCGAATGCCATTCCAGCCGATCACATGACGGCGAAACAGCATTTCATAGTTGCGCGCGAAGTCGAAGTTATGGGCCGCGTGGCGCGAATGCCCAATCAGCCCCCGGATTTCGCGCCGCACCTCATCCCGGGTGGTGGAATTGAAGAAGGTAAACCCGGCGGCCAGCCGATCCGGGTAGGCTGCACGAAAGCTGCGCTTTGCTAAGGCTGGCTCGCGGCGATGAAGGGAGGGGGCGGGGCCGGATTTCTCAGACCGATTTCCGAACAGGCCAAACATCAGAATGAGACCCTCCGATATTGAATGGGCGAGGCGTGCGGGTTTCGCTCAGCCAAGACCCTTTGCTGATAGATGCTCTGCAACCGGATCAAGTCGGCAATCGGGGTGCGCGAGATGCTGCGCCCCTCGATTGTGTAACTCTCGGCATCCTTGCTAACCCGCCCCTCAAGGGTGGCGTCGATGGCGGCAAGAATACGCTCGGCTGCACTGCGCTGATCCTCGGTGACTTGCATCGGATCAGGCAGGACGCAGAAACGACCGGCACCCAAGCGGGTTCGGTCGTCGGTGGCGTCATGAAAGGCAAGGGCCGCCCATTCGTACTCGCCCGGCGCAAGCTGCGCGCTGTCGCTGGCCGCGTAGCTCAGCAGATAGGCGCCATTGCCCCAGGTGGCGGTTATCACATAGGGCGAACCGCCGGAGACCGGGCGCAGAAGGTATTGCAGCGCCCAATCGGGAGGAGGATGCGAGGCAAAGGCCTCAGCGTCAGACCAGGCCCAGCCATCCCCGGCCACCAGTTGGGACGGGATTCCATTTTCGTAAGCCATTAATCACCTCCGCCATGGCGGCTCAAGAAAGAGAACCAGAAGCGCGGTCAGAACCACGGCAACCAGATCGGGCGGCAGTTCCCCGCCCCCCATCAGAAAGGAATCTCATCATCATCAATATTCCCGCCGCCGGAGCCGCCGGAACCATAGCTGCCACCCGAGCCGCCACCGCCGTAACCGCTACCCGAGGCGCCACCGCCGTAACCGCCACCGGAGCCGCCAGCATCGCCGCCGCGCGGATCGCCCAGCATTTCAAGCGTGCCCTCAAAGCCGGAGACCACGATTTCGGTCGTGTAGCGATCCTGCCCGCTCTGGTCCTGCCACTTGCGGGTGCGCAGGCGGCCCGCAATGAAGACCTTGGACCCCTTTTTCAGGTAGCGTTCCGCCACACCGGCAAGGCCCTCGGCGGTAATTGCGACCCGGTGCCATTCCGTTTCCTCGCGCACATCGCCAGACTGGCGGTCCCGCCACTTGCGGGTGGTTGCGATGGAAAGATTGGCGACCTTTCCGCCGTTCTGGAACGTGCGGATTTCGGGGTCGGTGCCGAGGTTGCCGATGATTTCAGCGCGATTGAGAGCCATTACCATTTTCTCCTTGCTCGCTTTACCTTCCATTGGGAGGCTTGCGGGGGCCGCTCGGCGGCTGGTTTCGGTTCGGTGAGGGTTCCGGTCTTCTGGCGGCCATCCTCGGCGGTGTAGGTGACCGCCATCAGGTTGCCCGCGCCCGGCAATGCCCAGGCTGGCGGGTTGGCACGATTGATGGCCTCCGCCTCAAGGGCGATCACCAGGGCGAGGCTATAGACGCTAAGGTCAAGCGCCTCGTTGCGCTGCACGCCGGGACGTTTATCCCAACCGTTTTCATATCGGCGCTCGGCGCAATATTCCTCAAACACCTCATGCGGGGCGTAGCGTGGCACGTTCAACTTGCGCTCACCGGCTTCATCCCGCATCAGAGAGGCCGCAACCTCATCCTTGAGCCGATCTGTGCCCGCGATGACGACTGGCACATCCCGGGCAACGTGGTTTTTCCCACGGTGGGCAGTGTCAGGGTGACGCATCACCGCGCGCGGTGTTAGATCACCACCCTTGCCCATGACCAGATAAAATCTGTTGGGATGTGCGGTGCGGCACTTTCGGTAGAAATCACGGGCGCGAGGAGTAACCCCCGGCTCGCCGCGCAAGTCGCAGATGATCGCCAGAACCTTGAGCGAATAATCCTCGCCATGGACGGGATAGGCCTTGTCCATAAGGGGCAGGATCGCATCCCAATCCTCGCCATATCGGTCGGGACGGATGCCGCGCCCTTCGGGGTTCGGCGCCGTGGCGGGCGGGTTCACGATATCAAAACGGTCGATCAGGACGCGCTCAAGGTCCAGGGTCCAGGCCTCCACCTGACAGACGAATTTGCCCTTTTGAACGTCGATGGCGGCGGTGAGGAAGGCGGTGCCCTGCGGAACCTCCTGCCACGCATGGTCGGTGGCGGCCTCTTTCAGGGCCTCGGCAGAGAGACCCGCAGACACAGACCGGGCGCGCGGAAGATAGGGCAAGCCAAGCTCGGTGTTTGTCACCGATTTCAAGCTGCCCTCGCCACCCGTCTTGCTGTGTTCCTCCTCCGCTTCAATGTAGCGGCTCACCAATCTGGACCAGGGTGCCAGCGCCGCCGCAGGACCGGGCAACCAATAAGAGGCGGTCGCGACCTCTCGCGTCAGTTCATAAAGGGGAACCAGTTCGCCGCCCGTGTCTTCATGGAGCCAGTGCGCACCGAGGTTCAATTCTGCCTTGTGCCGGGACTCCATGACGCTGCCGCAATGCGGGCAAGCCATGTAGGCGGCGGCGCCGCGTTCCAGCGGAGAACCGGCTTCGGGATATTGCAACCGATCAAAGCGCGGCTCGAAAGCCTCCCGGCAATCGAAACAGCGCCAGTATAGCCGACCGCGCGACCCGCTGTTGTAAACCGGAACGATACCGCCCGCCACCGGCGGCGCTTCATGGGGAGTCTCTGGCGTCCAGGTCTCATCAATGATGGGATACCTCGGCGATGACTCCACAATGGTCATGGCCCGGGAACCCGCATCCTCGGTTCGCTTTCGCATCAGACCAAAGGCGCTGCCCTCACCCATGCCATCGGCATTCCGACCGATATCGGCAGGGAATGCGTCGTAGTCGGTGCCGATAACCAGCGCAATGGAGCGCTGCGCCAGCTTGTCCTTGACCGGCCAGTCAATGGTGAGGCGCATCCCGCCCCGAAATTTCTTGGTGAAGGTGTTGTCGGCCCCCTTACCCTTCTGCTGGCGCTCGCGCAGGTCCGGGCTATTGGCGATCAACTCATCAAGCGCGCCCTCTGACCACTCCTGCGCCGCCCCCTTGGTGGGGCTGAAAACCGCAACCACGCGCGGCTGCGCAAGGATTGCATGGGCAATTGGGTTCATAACCAGCCCCTCCGATTTGGAGGAGCGCGCCGGGCCGACAAAGGCGATGGAGTCAAAGCGCCGAGAGGTCACGACCTCCATCGGTTCCGTCATATAGGGCGCCACATCGGGGCGCCATTTTACCCATTGCCCGCCGCTGCGGATCATCCGGCGCGGCGCGGTCTCGGTGACCAGAACCCGCGCCCTCGGTT